ACCAGGAACAAGAGTTTCGTTCTGATATAGAACCACACGGTGAAGAACCTACAGATGAGGAATCTGATAAGTTTTGGGACTTTGTTTCTGAGTTAGATTATGATAGAGAAGACGATTGGTGGACTGACAGAAAAGGTGGCTACGAAGTAACTTATAAATATGATGAATAAAGTGGAGTTTATATTATGTCAGACTACTTGTGGGTTGAAAAATACCGACCAAAGACTATTGAAGATTGTATCCTCTCAAAGGATATAAAAGAAACATTTAAATCGTTTCTATCTCAAAAAGAAATACCTAATCTATTACTATCAGGTACAGCCGGTACAGGTAAAACTACCGTTGCTCGTGCCTTATGTGAAGAATTAGGTGCCGATTATATTATCATTAATGGTTCAGATGAAGGCCGTCAAATTGATACACTACGAAACAAGATTAAAAACTTTGCTTCAACTGTATCTTTGACAGAAGAATCCAACCATAAAGTGGTAATCATTGATGAGGCAGATTATATGAATGCTGATAGTGTTCAACCTGCCTTGCGTAACTTTATTGAAACCTTTTATAACAATTGTCGTTTCATCTTTACCTGTAATTACAAAAACAAAATTATTCCAGCACTACATAGTCGTTGTACTGTTGTTGATTTTAGAATTGTAAATGGTCAAAAGGTCAAAACGGCAACACAATTACTTGAACGATTATCTGGTATTTTAACAGATGAAAATATCGAGTTTGATAAAAAGGTTTTGGCCGAGTTAATTCAGAAATACTATCCAGACTTCCGTAGAACTATTAATGAACTTCAACGATATTCAGTTAGAGGTAAAATTGATAGTGGTATTTTGTTTAGTTTATCTGAAGCTAACAATAAAGAACTTGTCGCTACATTAAAAGAAAAGAAGTTTAATGATATGCGAAAGTGGGTTGTACAGAATATTGATAAAGAACCAGCTGCCTTGTTTAGAGGTATCTATGATGTTCTTTATGAATCATTAGACCCAAAATCTGTACCTCAAGCAATTCTAATCATTGCTGGGTATCAGTACAAGGCGGCCTTTGTTGCTGACCAGGAGATAAATATGGTTGCTTGTCTAACAGAAATTATGGCGAGTTGCAAATTTAAATGACAATAAGCGGGTGTAGCTCAGTAGTAGAGCATTTCGTTGCCAACGAAAGGGTCGCAGGTGCGAATCCTGTCACCCGCTCCAAATTTGCCCCTTTAGCTCATCTGGTAGAGCAACTGATTTGTAATCAGTAGGTGGTCTGTTCGAGTCGGACAAGGGGCACCATTTATTATTATGTTTTATATTGAAGATAAAAATTTCTTAACAGAAGAACAAAAAAACTATTTAAATATTCTTATACAAGAAAGACATTTGAATTTTGTTTTTAGTAAAGATGCAGCTAAAGTTGATGATAATGGTCATCACTTTATACATAATGTTTTGTATGAAGGCCAAAAGTCTAAATTTTTTGATGATTTTAGTATTATTTTAAATACCTTTTGTTCTAAAAACAATATAATCATAAACAATATACATAGAATTGCTGTTAATTTCACATTTAATAATGGTAATGTTTATAAATGTCCTGTACATGAAGACCATGACTTTGACCATAAACAATTACTATTATATTTGAATGATGCGACTGGCGATACTATTATTTTAAACAATAAAAACGAGGTTTTTAAAGTGAGTGAACCAGAAAAATTTAAAGGCATTTGTTTTGAGAAAGCACCACACTATCATTATTTTCCGATAACAGGAATTAGACAGATAGCTGTGTTTACATTTAGTTGAGGTTATTATGTACGAATTGAAAGATTATTTAAACGCAATTAATTTTGAAAAGAAACCATTACTAGACAGTGATGATTTGACATGGGAAAAGAAGTATCCTCCTTATATTATCAATAAGTGTTTGTCTATGCACTATGATTGTATCGCTCAGGCCAATGAAATGAATGGTTATCATTTCTTGGACAAGAAGTTACAATTCCATTTTTACATAAATAGTATCCGTAAGAAAAAGCGATTTGGTGGCAAGTGGTTATCACAGGCCAAGTTGAAGAATTTAGAGTATGTCAAAGAGTATTATGGATACAGCAATGAGAAAGCCAAAGAGGCTCTAAGCATACTAAACGACAAACAAATTGATGAGATTAAATTAACACTTGATAAAGGTGGGAGAAAAAGAAAATGAGTGACGAAATAAAATGGTCGCCTGAAAGTATGCTTGAAGTAACTATCAAACAACCAGACGACTTTCTAAAAGTAAGAGAAACATTGACACGAATAGGTGTCGCATCAAGGAAAGATAAGACTTTATATCAATCTTGCCATATTTTACATAAGCAAGGTAAGTATTATATTGTACACTTCAAAGAATTATTTGCCTTAGACGGTAAAAAAGCAACATTGGTAGAGAATGATATTCAAAGAAGAAATACAATTGCTATACTATTACAAGATTGGAATTTGATTGATATAGTAAAACAAGAAGAAGCTGAAAACAAAGCACCTTTAAGTCAAATCAAAGTTTTACCTTTCAAAGAAAAGAAAGAGTGGACCTTATCTGCCAAATATAATATTGGTAAGAAGGCTGAAGAAAGTCAAAGTACAGATGGCGAATAAATGCAGGTTCCAAAGTTTAAAGAATTTATAACAGAAGCAAAAGAAGAAAAGGACTTTTTAAGGTTACTGATTATTACAGACGAACCTGAAGAAGCTAAAACTTTTCATACTGCTGATAGATTAAGAGAAGAATGTGATAAATTAAAATTTCCACATTACCTTTTCAAATTGACAGGCGGTTATACAACTTATAATGATGGTGTTAGAAGATTCCATAACAAAGACGATAAAAAAGGTTTTGAAATAGATACAGACACCGTAGCTGTAATTCGTGGTTCTATTACACGAAAAGACAGTTGGATGGACTTTGTGTCTATTTTAGAGAAAGCAAATGTATGTGTTGTCAATAATAGACAATGTATCAATGTTTGTGCAGACAAATATAGAACTTCATTAAGACTTGCAGATTATGGTTTAACAGAACCACAAACAGTATTAATTAACGACCCCGAAAATTCAGTTAATATTGTCGAACAAAACGGTTTAAAGTTTCCTATGATTATGAAGACTTTAAGAGGTAGTAAGGGTGTTGGTGTTTTATTTGTAGAAAGTGCTAAGTCATTAGACAGTATTGTACAGTTAATTCATAAACAAGATGAAGACGCAGATTTATTAGCACAGGCTTATATCAAAACAGATTATGATGTAAGGGTGCATATTTTAGGTGGTAAGTTTCTTGCAGCTATGAAACGACCAGTTATCGAAGGTGATTTCAGGTCAAATGTATCACAAGGTTCTAAACCAGAAAAAATAGAACTCACAGAATTAGAAATAGAACAATCACTATTGGCTGCCAAGGCAGTGAATGGTATTTGGACGGCGGTTGATTTTATACCTAGTAAAAATAGGGAAAAAGAACCACCATTTATATTAGAGGTGAACTCATCACCTGGTACTGAGGGTATTGAAGATGCTACAAACAAAAATATTTCTAAAGAAGTTATCAGCTGGCTTGCTAATAAAGATAATAGATACAAAACTCCAACGGAATGCGGCTATAAAGAAGTGGTCACAATCAAACCGTTTGGAGAAATTATTGCTAAGTTTGATACTGGTAATTCTGGTATGCCAGTTATACACGCTGATAAGTATAAGTTGGATGGAAACAAAATTACTTGGTCGTTATTAGGTAAAACTATTACATCAGATATTATTCGTAAAGAAGAAATATCTGTAGGCGGCCTACGAGATTATGACGAAACTAGATATGTCGTAAAGCTAGATGTTGAGTTTGCTGGCGGTTTCTATAAAGATGTAGAATTTACATTGGACGATAGAGATGAAAGAACTCTAATTCTATTTGACCGTGAATTTATGAATAAATTGAATGTTATGGTCAATCCTAGAAGAAAATATGTGATAACAACCAAATACAGCATTGACTAATCGTCAATTTTGTGTTATATTATAAGTAACTGAAAAGGAAAAATTATGTCAGAAGTGAAAATCGTAAGAATGTCAACTGGTGAAGATGTAATCTCAACTGTTGATAAAGATAGTGTTGGTAACTACACAATGAAAAAACCATTTGTCATTGTACCTACACAATCAGCACCAGGCCAACCGGTCAAATTAATGTTAACACCTTATATGCCTTATGCAGATGATGATAAAATTACTATCTCAGCTGATAAAGTTGTAACGAGTGTTAGACCTAAAAAAGATATTTTAGATTCATACAATCAAAATACAAGTAGTATTTTAACACCAAACAAAGAACTCATTAGCGAAACAAAAATACCGACACTTTAATGATTACGGTATACTTTGTTAGAAATGGAAGTAAAATTCCTGTTGAGGTACAAGAAGGCGCTTCATTAATGGAAGCTGCCAAGTTTTTTTCTAACATAGATATACCTGAAATACCTGCTGATTGTGGAGGCACTTGTGCTTGTGGCACCTGTCATGTACATATTGATGATAGGTGGCTTGACAAATTAGGCAAAACAAGAGATAATACCCCCGAATTAGATTTATTAGAATACGAACATGACTATAAAAAAGGTCGTAGTCGTTTAGCTTGTCAAATTTATTTGACACAAGAACATGATGGATTAATAGTACACTTGAGGAATGATGAACTTTTATAAAAATGTAATTGAACACCGAGGCAAACTACTTGTTAGAGGCATACATGATGGCCAAGAATATAAAGAGAAGATTGATTTTGGTCCTACTCTTTATGCGTTAACACAAGAACATTCCGTTTACAAAACTTTACAAGGTCAAAATCTAAAACCAATTGAGTTTACAGATATTATGGCTGCTCGTAAATTTCGTAAAGAAGTTGCCACAGCAAATTCACCTATCTATGGTTTAGAAAGATACCATTATCAATATATCGGTCAGGAACATCCTGAAAATATTGAATGGGATAAAGACTTAATTAAAATCTTTACACTTGATATTGAAACAACTTGTGAAAATGGTTTTCCAGATGTAGAAAATCCACAAGAAGAAATCATTTGTCTTACAGTAAAAAATCAATCAAACAAATCTATTATCACTTGGGGTGTCGGTGATTATCACACAGACCGAACAGATGTAACTTATGTAAAATGTAAACATGAAAAGGAACTCATGTTTGAGTTTATGAAGTTTTGGATTAAAAACCATCCAGATATTATCACTGGTTGGAATACAAAATTCTTTGACTTACCATATCTTGTAAATAGATTGAAACTTGTGGCTGGCGAAAAGGTTGCAAGTCGTATTTCTCCATGGAATCTAATCAATCGTATGGAGATTAATGCACAAGGCCGTACACAAACAGTGTATGATGTATATGGTATTGCAATGTTAGATTACCTTGACTTATACAAATGGTTTATTCCTCAACGACAAGAAAGTTATAAACTTGACTTTATTGGTGAGTTAGAACTTGGCAAAAACAAGAATGAAAATCCATTTGACACATTTAAAGATTTTTATACAAAAGACTTTCAAAAGTTTGTTGATTATAACATACAAGATGTGGAGATTGTTGATGCTTTAGAAGATAAACTAGGTCTAATTGATTTGAGTTTGACCGTAGCCTATGAATCTAAAGTAAACTATGATGATATATTTTCACAAGTTAGAGTATGGGACACATTGATTGCAAACCATTTAATGCAAAAGAATATATGTGTGCCTCCAAGAGAAGAACACAGTAAAGAAACAAAATACGAAGGCGCTTATGTGAAAGACCCTATTCCAGGTGGCCATGATTGGATTGTTTCATTTGATATTAACTCACTATATCCACATATTATTATTCAATATAATATTTCACCAGAAAAGATTTTAGGTTCATCATCACAAGGTATTAATGTTGATAAGATGATTGATATGAAAGTGCCTTTGAATTATCTAAAAACAGAAGGTGCTTGTGTCACACCAAACGGTGCAAAATTTAAAAATGATGCACAAGGTTTTCTACCTGAAATGATGGAGAAGATGTACAATGAACGAGTAATTTACAAGAAGCGTATGTTGAAAGCAAAACAACAATACGAAAGAACTAAAAATCCAGAATTAAAGAAAGAGATTGCTCGTTGTCACAATATTCAATGGGCTAGAAAGATTGCTTTGAACTCAGCTTATGGTGCAGTTGGTAATCAATATTTTAGATATTATGATGTAAGACAGGCAAGTGGTATTACAACTGCCGGCCAGTTTATTATTCGTTTTATTGAAAAGAAAGTAAATGAATATTTAAACAATATATTACAGACACATGATGAAGTTGATTATATTGTTGCATCTGATACTGATAGTATCTATGTTCGATTTGGTAAACTTGTAGAAAAAACTTGTAAAGGTAAAACAAACGACCAGATTGCAGACTTTTTAGGTAAAGTTTGTGACAATAAATTAGAACCTTATATTGAAAAGTGTTTTGATGAACTTGCTGATTATTCAAACGCATTTAAAAATGCTATGGTGATGAAACGAGAAGTAATCGCCAACAAAGGTATTTGGGTTGCGAAGAAAAGATATATGTTGAATGTGTTAGATGAAGAAGGTATTAGATTGGCTGACCCTAAACTTAAACTTATGGGTATTGAGGCAGTTAAATCATCTACACCACAAGTTTGTAGAGGTAAGATTAAAGAAGCAATCAAAACAATTATGTCAAAAGAACAAACCGATTTACATAAGTTGATTGCAGAATTTAAAAAAGAATTTATGCAACTACCTGCCGAAGCAATTGCTTTTCCAAGAAGTTGTAATAATCTAAAGAAGTATCGTAGTGCTAGTAGTATCTTTATTAAAGGTACACCAATCCATGTTAAAGGTGCATTGATATACAATCAACAAATTGAAAATATGAAATTAGCAAGTAAGTATCCTATGATACAAGATGGTGATAAGATTAAGTTTATAAAACTCAAAGAAGCCAATCCATTTAAGTTTGATGTGATTAGTTACATTAGTACATTGCCTACTGAATTTAAATTACAAGAGTATATTGATTACGAAGTACAATTTGAAAAGACTTTCTTAGACCCTATGCGTTTTATCTTAGACGCAATTGGTTGGAAGGCAGAACCTCAAGCAAGTCTGGAGGCTTTCTTTGGATAATTTACCAACAAATAACTACGGAGTAATATATGCAGACCCACCTTGGTCATTTAAAACATTTTCTAACAAAGGCAAGGATAGAAGTCCTGAAAAACATTATCCTGTGCTTAATCTCACTGACATTTGTAATTTACCTGTTGGCCGAATTGCTAAGGACGATTCAGTCCTTTTAATGTGGGTATGTGACCCTATGTTAGACCAAGCATTTGAAGTTATAGAAGCATGGGGATTTAAATATAAAACAGTAGGGTTTACATGGGCAAAGACTAATAAAAATACTTTAGGTTTCTTTACAGGTTTAGGTTATTGGACAAGAGGTAATCCTGAGATGTGTTTATTGGCAACTAAAGGAAAACCTAGTAGAAAATCTAAAAGCGTTGCTCAGTTGATTGTGTCAGAAAGACGCAGGCATTCCGAAAAACCACTTATTCATAACCGAATCGAAGAACTCCTGGATGGCCCCTACATTGAATTATTTGCCAGACAAAAAACTAGACCAAATTGGGATTATTGGGGAAACGGGTATAAGCTTGACTTTAGCAATATTATATAGTATAATACCCTTATTATTGATGTGTTTATTATTATGGATGTGGAATGGCGAAGAACCTAAGTAGAGAAGAAGCATTACATTGCGCTAATGTATTCAACGACTATTTTGGCCAGTTTGAAAGAATTGACCAATATATGCGTGACCAAAAGATGGCTCAGATTGAGTCATTGCCTCAATCACTTCCAGGTATGGGATTTGATTCTGATATGTTTGATGACTTTTCTATATCACCAGAAGATATGGATATTGAAGTTGTTGAACTAGATAATCATACATGGGACACCTGTATTAATATGATTTCAAGTCATAGTAATATGGTTAGTATTCCAGGAAAGGCATTGAAACTTGCTGTCAAAGATAAGATTACTAATAAGTTTTTGGGCTTTATCCGTTTTGGTAGTCCTGTTATTAATTGTAAACCTAGAAATGACCTCCTTGGTAATGTCCCTAATCTCACAATTTTCAACAAAACATCCATTATGGGTTTTGTTATTGTGCCTTGTCAGCCCTTTGGTTATAATTACCTTGGCGGTAAGTTATTGGCTGGCCTGTGTTGTTCACACTTTGTTAGGGAAAAGTTAAATGAAAAATACGATATGAACTTAGTAATGTTTGAAACAACAAGTTTATATGGTAATACAAAAGGTGCATCAATGTATGATGGCATGAAACCATTTTTAAGATACAAAGGCATGACAGATAGTAATTTTATTCCAATGATGCACGGTAAACCATTTAGAGATTTGGCAAACTATGTAGAGAGTAAAACAGGACCTCTTGTACCTGAAACAGCAAGTAGTAGAAAACTTAAATTAACAAATGCTATTATCGGTTTAGTAAAAAGAACTATTGATGGCGATGAACTTAAAAAGTTTAATGAAACAATTAACAATGCCAAAAACTTAACAGAACAGAAAAGATATTATGTATCAAATTATGGTATTGAAAACTTTGTTGATATTGTAAATGGTAAAACAGATAAGATTGTTAAGGCTGAAAACTTTGACCGATACAATGTAGATAGTATTGTTGATTGGTGGAAAAAATTAGCAACAAAAAGATATAATAAATTAAAAGAAGAAGGCCGTGTCAGAAACGATTTAGAGATATGGACTAAAGATGCGGAGATTGATATTATCAGATAAATATGACTATGGCCATTTCAGAAAAAGAATATAAAGAACTTAAAGAGTATTGGGATTATCAACGAAAAGTTGAATACAATAAAGAAAAGGTTTATTATATGGCCGAAAAATTTGATGGTAGAATGGTGACAGAATATGGTACTGTACCATTAAACGAATTACAAGAAATGATGTGGTCAAAGATTAATCCTAAAGATTATGATGACCCACCAAAAGGATATATACCTGAGAATCCAGATTATAGATTATGGAACGAACTCTGGCCTCCAGCGTTAGATGTTAAAAAAGCATTAGATGATGATTACAATTTACAAAGGTCCTAGAAACTATATGACACATAGTTTTAGTCCACAGGAGCTTGACAATATAAAAGAAATATGTTATAGTATGGGTATAAAATGGTATACTATAAGTTATACAACTAAGGAGATTGAAGAATATGAGCGACTTTCTAAAGCAAATAATTAAAGAAACAGGAAATGAGTATGCTACTCTGGCCAGTGATGGCACAGGTGGTGATGTAGATAATTTTATTGATACAGGTTCATATTCATTTAATGCCTTACTATCAGGCAGTATTTACGGTGGTCTGCCAGATAGTCGAATTACGGCAATCGCCGGTGAAGCTGCAACAGGTAAAACATTTTTTGCATTAGGTATTGTAAAGAGCTTCTTAGATATGGATAAAGATGCAGGTGTAATTTACTTTGAATCAGAAAGTGCCGTTTCAAAAGAAATGGTTGAAAGTCGTGGTGTAGATAGTAGTCGTTTAGTTGTGATGCCTGTAGCAACAGTACAAGAATTTAGAACACAATCAATTAAAATCTTAGACAAGTATATCGAGCAACCAGAGGCAAGTAGAAAACCTATGATGTTTGTATTAGACAGTTTAGGTATGTTATCAACCACAAAAGAAATGGAAGATACAGCTGCTGGTAAAGAAACAAGAGATATGACAAGAAGTCAGATTGTGAAATCAGCATTTAGAGTTTTAACATTGAAACTAGGAC